AGGCAAATTAAGAATTATATAAAGATTGAAAGCGAAAAGGGCAACTAACTGTAACGCCTGGCAATGTAACCGATTATGACTATATAACTAACGATTTGATGAAGTATTCACAGATTGTAAATATACAAGTAATTGGATATGATAGTTATAATTCTACTCAGTGAGCAATTGATGCTACTGCTAAAGGTTTACCGCTTGAAGTTTATTCTCAAACAATTGGAAACTTTAATAGACCAACTAAAGAAATAGAAAGACTGATATTATCTGATAAAGCAATTATTGATAACAATGAGATCAGCAGATTCTGCTTTAAAAATGTCGAATTAAAATCAGATCAAAACGGTAACACAAAACCAGTAAAATATATAGACAATAATAAAATTGATGGTGTAATTTCTATGATACAAGCTTTAGGTATGTATTTGCAAATTCCTCATTATTCAAACACAATTTAATAAAATACAAATGGCATTTAATGACTGATTTAAAAAGAAATCAACACCAGCACCTATAACAGAAAAAAGAAGCTTTTTTGATTCTTTGATGTATAATTCGCAAAGCGGTTATACTACAAATAAAGCTATGTTTCTACCTGCTGTTTATAGATGTGTAGAAGTGATTAGTGATTCTGTAGCACAATTACCTTTAGAACCTTATTTGATTGACAATAACGGTTATAAAACAAAGCATAAAACACACCCTACATACAGACTTTTAAACAGTGAACCGAACAATAAAATGAGCAGGTTTACTTTTATGAAAACACTAGTTCAAAGTGTTCTTTTAAGGGGTAATGCTTACGCCTATATAGAAAGAGATCGAAGCGGTAATGTTATAGCATTACAATTTATAGATAGTACGTGAGTAACAGTAGTTACAACAGATATACAAAATAATAAATTGATGTATTCAATTACTGGTTTTGATGCTTTAGTAGAGCCTATTAATATGATCCACATACTAAACTTTAGTTATGATGGTATTCGTGGAATAAGCACACTAGAACACGCAAGGCTAACACTTGGATTAGCTACAGATTCAGAAGCACACGCAGCTGGATTTTTTAAAGGTGGGGCTAATTTAGCAGGTGTTTTAAAAGTTCAAGGTTCACTACTTCCAGAACAAAAACAAGATTTAAAAGCATCTTGACAGTCTGCTTTTAATGCTTCTAGTGGAACACCTAACGGAATAGCTGTATTAGAAGGTAATATGGATTTTCAACCTATAACAGTTAGTCCTGTAGATGCACAACTTTTAGAAACCAGACAATTTAATGTTATTGATGTCTGTAGATTCTTTGGAGTTTCACCAATGAAATGTTTTGATCTTACACAAGCTAATTATGCAACTGTAGAAGCCACACAGTTAGCATTCCTCACAGATACACTTTCCCCTTTATTAGAAAAGATAGAACTGGAATTTGAACGCAAACTATACAAACCATCTGAACGAGATAGTATAGATGTTCGGTTTGATACTTCTGTTTTATTAAGAGCCGATAAAGTATCACAAGCAGAGTATTTTAATAAGCTTTTCCAAATTGGTGTAATGACAGTTAACGAAATTAGAAAGGAATTAGATTTACCCGCTATAGATAATGGTGATAATAGTTTTGTGCAAGTAAATACTATTACGCTGCAAAATGCAGTAAAAGAAACACAAATTGTAAATACACAAAAAAATGATGGAATTACGAAACAGTAGTTGAGAATTAAGAACTACAGAAAACAGCAGAACCGTAGAAGGGTATGCTTTAAAATTTAATAAAGAATCTAGGGATTTAGGGGGCTTTATTGAGGTTATAGAACCAGAAGCATTAGATGGTATTTTAGAACAATCTGATATACTTTGCTTATTAAATCACAGTGAAGATAGAGGTGTTTTGGCACGCTCTAAATTTGGTGCCGGTTCATTAAAATTAGAAGTTGATAATGTAGGATTGAAATACAGATTTGAAGCACCTAACACTTCTTTGGGTGATGAACTTTTAGAAGGGTTAAAACGTGGTGACATTACCACTTCAAGCTTTGCATTTACAATTGATAGTGATGTTTGGGAAAAAAGAAGTACAGGTTATCTAAGAAAGATTACAAAGTTCAAAGAATTGTTTGACGTTTCACCTGTTTACAAAGAAGCTTATCCAGACACTACAGTAGCACTTAGAAAAATGACTGACTTAAAAGCTGAAGATCTATCTGGATATTATGAAACCTTAAAAATGAAAATCAATTAATGAAGAACACATTAGAATTACTAGACGAAAAAGACCAATTAAAGAAACGAGCTACAGAATTAATTTCTGGTGCTGAAAATGAAGTTAGAAAATTGAATGATGTTGAGAATACAGAATTTGAAGCAATAACAATACAATTGGATCAAATAGATCAAGAGATCAGAAAGATCGAAGAAGATAATAAAAGAAACCTAAACAAAGTAACAACAACAAAACAAACAAATCAAACTATGGAAAATTTTTCATTATTGAAAGCTATTAATGATATAGCTAACAACCGTCAACTAGACGAAAGAGCACAAGAAGTAATTAATGCAGGTAAAGCTGAATTTCGTTTTGCTGGACAAAATGCTTCAGGGCAAATTATATTACCAATGGAAACCAGAGCAACAATTTCTGCAACATCAGTACCTTCTGGTCAAGCAGTAATAGCTGAAGATAAACTTGGAATTTTAGAACCTCTTAGATCAAATTTAGTAATGGTTCAAGCTGGAGCAACATATATGACTGGTTTAACTGGTAATGTGTCAATTCCTGCTTATTCTGGATCAAGTGTATTGTGAGCTGGTGAAACTGCTAGTGCAACAGATGGTGCTGGCATATTCTATGAAGTAACTTTAGAACCAAAAAGAATTACTGCTGAATTAAGTATTTCAAAACAATTTTTGATTCAAGATTCTTTAAGTGCAGAAGAAATGCTTAAAAGAGATATTATCAAAGCAATTTCAAACAAATTAGAAGCTACTATATTAGGTTCTGCTGCTGGTTCTACAACTCAACCTGCTGGACTATTAAACGGTGCAGTTGCTGATACTACAGATGTAAATTATGCTGAACTTGTATATATGGAAGCAGCTTTAGAATCTACTAATGTAAAAGGAAACAAAGTGTTTATTGTTTCACCTTCTGCTAAAGCTATCTTGAAAACAACTTTAAAAGCATCTGGTGTTGCAGCAGGTTTTTTAATGGAAGGAACAGAAATCAACGGTTATAATACTTTTACAACTTCTGCTGTACCTTCTAATGGTGTAATCTTTGGATGTTTTGAAGATTATGTTATTGGACAATGGGGTGGAATTGATTTGACTGTAGATCCTTATTCTTTGGCTTCACAAGGTAAAGTGAAATTAGTAATCAATGCTTATTTTGATGCTAAACCTCGTAGAGCTGAATCTTTCGTAAAAGCTATTTTAAAATAGTCTATAATATATGTATTTGACAATCGAACAAGCTAAAAAGCACTTGAATCTGGAAACAGAATTTATTGAAGATGATAGTTATATCACTTCATTAATTCAAGTGGCAGAAGCAGCGGTTGAATTACATATTAATCAAAAATTAGTTGATGTTGCTGCAATTAATGGCGAGGTTCTACCCTTGCCATTATTGCACGCAATGTTATTAATGGTTGGTAATTTATATGCAAATCGTGAATCTGTTTCAATGAATGGCAAAGCATCTGAAATACCATTTAATTATAGATATTTATTGGACTTCTACAAAAACTATTCAAACTAGATTATGATACCAGCGGGAACACTAAAGTACAAACTGATCTTTAAACAGATTATTGAAACACAAACAGAATCCGGATTTATCATTAAATCAAAGGTTGATTTATTTACTTGTAAAGCAGCTAAAGTAAAAGCTAAAAATAATTACGGTGAAGATGCTAAAGAGATGTTTAATAGTTCACAAATCGAATTTAAAGTTAGATATAACAAGCTAATAACAACAGACCTAACAATAGATTATAACTCTAATGAATATAAGATTGTAAGTGTTGATGAAAACAAATTCGATAATAGTTTAAATCTTGTACTTGAAAAAATAAACAATTAAATCCTATGGAAATACAATCAACACTAATAGACTATGATAAAGTATTTAGGTCAATTGAAGGGTTAACCGATATTGAAAAAGATCAAACTATCAAAGCTGGTTTAAGGGCTGCAACAAACGTATTTTTAAGGGCTGGAAGATCTAATTTGAGAGCTAGATTAAAAGGTAATAAAAACACTGGTAATATAAATAAATCATTTAGAAGTAAATTAAAGCGTAGTAAGTTGGGTGCAATAGGTGGTTTTAATCAACTAGGAATGCACGCTCATCTTTTAGATATGGGAACAGTAAACAGAACAACTAGAAGCGGTGCAAATCGTGGTCGAATGATAGCTAATAATTTCTGAACTGATGCAATAAATACTAATCAGAATACAGCAATATCTAAAGTGTATGAAGGTATTGAACGAGGGATTCAAAGAATAATAATGAGAGGATAAGATGATACAAGCTTTTACAAAATTCAGTATAACTACTGACATAAGAAAACTATTAATTGAAAATGTAGAACTACAATCTATTATCAACAGTAATATTTTTCCAATTTTAGCACCAGAAGGAACAACAGGTGATTTTATAATTTATTACCGTGACAAGTACGGCAAAGAATATACAAATTACGGAGTTTTCAACGAACACTGTACAGTTTGAATTGGTGCTGTTAGTGATAACTATGATAGATCGCAAAGAATTGCACAACTAATAAATGAAGCAATTGAAGGTAAACATAAAAACACTTCTGATTATGATTACGAATGCAGATTGCTAGATTCAACAGAAGATTTTGAAGATAAAAAATACATACAAATACTAGTATTTGAAATTAAATAACAACAAATAAAAATAAAATAATATGCCAACATCATATGACGTAAATACAGACTTAGTAAAAGGTAATAGTCTGTTATTGTATATCGGTTCAACTCCTTTAGCTTTTACAAAATCTAGTGATTTATCAATTAGCGCAGATGCAATTGATACTTCTAATAAAATGTCTGGAAACTTCAAAAGCTCTTTACAGGGTGTAATTTCTTGAACAGTATCTAGTGACTTTTTATATACAATGGTTGCAGGTGATGCAAACTTTGATACCTTAATGGGTGCAATGTTAGCAGGTAATGCAATTGATGTAGTTATTGGTACTACAACTGATTCTACAACTTTTGCAATGACAAAAGGATTATACAGCGGAAAAGCACACATTGCATCTTTATCTTTAAAAGCAGAAGGTGATGCTGTAGCATCTTGTTCTGTATCTTTAACAGGTTCTGGTGCTTTGACTAAAGTAACAGTATTATAAGATCAAAATTTAAAAGGCGGTGATTATACCGCCTTTTGTTTTTAAAATTCAAATTGATATGAATATAAAATTAAACATTAAAAGTATCATCAAATTTGAACAGTTTACTAATAAATCATTCAATGAAATAGACTATACAAATGCAGATGATTTATTAAAATTGATGTACTGTATAGTACTTTCAAACAATCCAGAGGTATTTACTTACGAAGAGTTTTTAGAGCTAATAAAGAGTAAGAAGATAAGTAAAACCATTTCGGATAAATTCAACAAAGAAATTAAATTGATTGAACTATTTTCAAATAAGGAAATCAAAGACGAAGTTGTAGAAGAACAACAACCAGAGAGGGAAAAGACATATATAAAAGATATTGCTGCAATACTAGTAGTGAATGCTGGACTAGATATAAATTTCGTAATGAATGAAATGAGTATAAACGATATTTCTTTATATATGGAAGCCTATAACAATAATGTGAAGCAACAAATGGAGAGTAGCAGATTATGAACATATCTAACACTATTACCTAGCCTAGATAGTAAAGTAAATTCACCAGTAAAACTTTATCCTTTCCCTTGGGAACTTGAAGCACAAGTTGAACAAGATAAAACAGAACTAAAAAGTATGGCTGATGAACTACCAGACATTTTTAAATCTAGTGCAGATCTAATTGAAAAAATAAACAAGCAAAAACAACAATAATATGGCAGGAAGATTAAGTTTCTCAGTAGCTATTAATCTACTGACAGAGAATTTTAAAAGGGGTTCTGGTGAAATAAAAAACGGACTTCGTAATATACAAATGCAAGCAATGACAATGTTTGCTGCACTTGGTGCCGGTTCTTTAGGTTTGGGTGAACTTGTATCTAATTTAATAGATGTTGCCAGACAAACGAATAGAACATCTACAGCATTAAAAAACGTTTCCGGTGATTGAGAAACTTATGGAAAGAACCAAAAGTTTTTAATTGCTCTTTCTCAAAAATACGGTTTATATGTAAATGACTTAGTAGGCAATTTTGCGAAGTTTACAGCAGCAGCTACTAATGCTAATATGTCTATGAAAGATCAACAACTTTTGTTTGAAAGTCTTTCAAGAGCATCAACAGGGTTTGGTTTATCAGCAGATGAAACTAACGGTGTGTTCCTGGCTGTTACTCAAATGATGGGTAAGGGTAAAATTCAAGCTGAAGAACTTCGTGGTCAATTAGGGGAAAGAATGCCTATTGCAATGCAAGCGATGGCAAGGGCAGCAGGTACAACTGTAGCGGGTCTGGATAAGATAATGAAAGCAGGTAAATTAATGAGTGCTGATGTATTACCAAAGTTTGCCAAAGCATTAAATGAAATGATGCCTAATGTCAACACTGATAATATTGAAACTTCATTCAACCGTTTAAAAAACTCATTCAAAGAATTAACCGACAAATTAAATGTAGGTGGTATTTATAAGAACTTACTAGATCAAACTGGACAGGGTTTTCAGTGGTTGATGAATAACTTTAAAACGGCTGGTAATGCTATTGTAAATATTGTTGCAAGTTTAATTATTGGTAAAGCTATTAATGCAATTATTACAAGTTATAGGACTTTAGAAGTAACTGCACTTAGATTTTACAAGAAACAGGCTTTAATGTCTGGTTTGGCATTTGATGAAATGGCATATAATGCCAATAAATTTAAAAACATTGCAACAGTAGCTTTTGCAAAAATTGGTGTTGCTTTAAAAGCAGCGTTTGCAACATTTGCTCCAATGCTAATTATTTCTGGATTAATTGCTATTTATCAACATTTCTCAGACTTAGCAGAGAAACAAAGAGAAATAAAAGCTATATGAACAGACTTTCAAAACGGTTATAAAAATGCTGGTAAAAATGATTCACAAGTTAGGGAACTTTCAACGCTTCAAAGCATAATCAAAGACACAACTAAATCTTTAGATGAAAGAAAAACAGCCTTAGAACAAATAAATAATATACTTGGTACTAATTATGAGTTTGATAAAAGCGGTTTAAAAATCAACGGTGATATTAATACAAAGATCTGTGAAAGAATAGGTTTACTAGAAAAACAAGCAGAACTAAGTTACTTAGTGAATGCAAAAATGAAAGCTGGTGATGCTTTATCTGAAAGTGCTAATAAAGTAAGTGAGGATGAAAAGCAACTAGTGATATGGAGTTCAAGAGCAGCAAATAAAGACAAAAAAGGTTTTATTCAAGTTGCAGATGAAGCATATCAATCTAAAGTCTGGAAAGACAAATTAGATGTTGATTTACAAGAGAAAAAAGCGAATGAAAAGGTTTATAATTCAGCATCAAATAAAGTAATAACAGTTACTACTGATATTGAAAAGATAACCGGAAAACCTAAAGCATACACTGCACCAGTTGATACAACTGATAAGAAAGCAAAGAAAACCGATTTACAAAAAGCTGAAGAAGATTACACAAAAACACTTACTGAACTAAATAATCAAAAATCTAACGGTGTAGTTACTGATAAAGAATACAACAGGGCTTTAGATGAATTGAATAAAGAAACCTACAAAAAAATAGGTGGACTGGTCAAAGATGGCAGTAAGAATAAGATTTTTAAAGATGTAAAGGCTGGGGTATTAAACCCAAAAGAAACCGAAATAGGCAAAGTTGAAAATGATTACAATGATGCTTTAGCAGATCTTACTTTAGAAAAGAAATTAGGTTTAAAAACCAGTGAAGAGTATGACAGTGCTTTAAAAAGTCTTATAAACTCCACGGTAAAAAACATCTTCTCAAATGATAAAATTGATGCAGCATCAAGTGAGTTTGCAAAAACCTTAATTGCAGCTAAAAAGACGCTGGATAAAAAGGATTATAGTTTACCTATAAAAGAAAAGGTAGATCACACTTTCGACTATAAAAAGAATGCTGTAGAGAAGCTACAGGATAAGAAAGATGTAAATGATAAATACTCTAGTGATCTGGTTGAAAAGCTCAAAAAGAATACCGGTGCAGATGATATTGAACAACAAATCAAAAACGCTAAAGGTGATCTAACAGCACTTAATGCAAAGTTTGGTTCTGACTTGGTAGGTTCAATTGCTGCACTTGATGAAGCACTTAAAAACACAACTAGTTTGTCAGATGCTTTAAAGCTTGCAGAAGTGAAGAAAGACATCAAAGACTTACAAAAGGAACTGAATAACGGTTTATATGATGGTGTAAAAAATATTGCTGGTAGTGCTAAAAATATGTATGAGGGTTTTAAAGCCGTATCTGACACTATTAGTAATGTAGATGCTTCTGGATTTGAAAAGTTTCTTTCAATCTGAGATGCACTAACAAATACTGTTGATGGTATTATGTCAGTTGTAAAAATGATTGAGAATCTAACAACAGTTACTACTGCTTTAGGATTAGCTAAACAAGCACAAGTAGGAATTGAAGCAGGTGTTTCAGCAGCTAAAATTGCAACTAATATTGCAGAAACAGCTTCTTATACCGGACTTATGGCAGCAGAAACAGCAGCAGCTTATGCTTTTATTCCTTTCGTTGGTGAAGGTCTGGCACTGGCTCAAATTGGAGCAATGCAAGGCGCAATATTAGCTGCAAGTATTCCAAAGTTTGCAAACGGTGGTATTGTACAAGGTGGTTCTATTTCTGGTGATAAAATCCTAGCTAGAGTAAACGCTGGTGAAATGATATTAAATCAAGGTCAACAAGGTAACTTATTTGCTCTATTAAATGGTCAAGGCTCTACAAATGGAACAAGTACCATTTCCGGTGGTGAGGTAGTGTTTAAACTTGAAGGTAGTGTTTTAAATGGAGTTTTAAAGAATTATAATAGTAAAAAAAGTAGAGTATAATGATTTACACAGGACAATTTAAAAGCATAAATAACACTTTATATCAAGTGGATATAAATGTAAATGATGGCAATAGTGGAACATCTGAGATAATTTTCTCATATGAACCATTTAAAATCGAATTAAATACAAATAGTACAATTTACGAGCCGTTGAAATTATCAAATGCAACTTGTACAATTATATCTGATAGTTACAATTTCAACCTTTATTCAGCAACTGCACAAGGTACTAAAATGACATTGAGAGATGTTGATAATAATATGATTAAATGAGTTGGTTATTTGACACCAAACATATATACACAAGGCTTTGAACAACTTTATGAGAGTATTGAATTAGAAGCAATAGATGGTTTGAGTACATTAGACAATTACAAATTTGAAACGGTTGATCTTGTAAACAGAAAGATAAAAAGCTTTGAAGATTTATTGATTCATATCATCAAAAAGTGTAATTGCTATTCTAAAATATACGTGAATGAAAACAACTATTTACCGGGCTTTGAAGATCAAAAAATCATAGACAAATTACTCGTTGCTGAGCAAAATTTCTTTGATGATAACGAAGCAGTAACATATAAAGAAGTACTAACACAGCTTCTTCAATTCCTAAACTATACAATTGTAGCAGATGGTGATGAGATTTATATATTGAACTATGATTATATAAAAGCCGGATTTGTAAACTATCACACCTATACTACTGCAAACAATTGGTTGAATTATTCAACTGGCTACATAACATTAAGCAATACATTAGATATTACAAATGATAGTTTTAAATCGAATGGTGCTAGTATTGAATTAGCTGAAGTTTATAATCAAGTAAGCATTAAAACCAGTGTAAGCACAAATGATAGTTTGATACCAGAGTTTTTTTCTGATGATGATCTAACCAACATTACAAA